TCATGCCGCCTTCCCGTTCTGCCCCACCAGCGGTGGTGCGGTAGTTAATCCCTGGCCTGCCCGTGAATACCGTTCGACGTATGTCCTGAGCCGTGTATTCGCTGCCCTGCGGCCTGCGTTGTCCTGCTGGTATGAAATCTCGGCTAGGTCAAACGCAGCCTGGTAAGCCTCCGCGTATGCGAGCGCAATCTTTCCGCGTTGCGCAGGCGGTAACATGCCAAGCTGTTCTTGAATCCATACGGCATCCTCACGGCAAAACACCGTGGGCATGACGGTTCGAACAAACGTTGCAGACTGCATACGCTTACCTCACGGTTGTAGGTACCTCTGCAGGGCGGAATACGCTGTAAAGCAATAAGATGTGCTCTTGGAACGTTGCTATCAGGCGGTGCGTGTTTTCGTCCAGTGCCTCACACTCAACGTCGTCGATCTCACCGTCTTCGGTGAATTTACGGACTAGTTCGGAGTGCTTGCCGATGTACTCGATAGCTTCCATCAGCTTGCTGTTGATATCGTCGCGGTCGATGTCTTCCACTTTCGGGAGAGGAACGTTCACGCTGTGCGACTGACGGGATACAGCGTCTGCAAAGTGGGTATTTCCACCAGCTTGCTGAAGAACCATGAACCAACCGATCGGGAAAATTTGATTGCTGTTTGGACGCAGACGGTTAAACAACGCGTCCTCAGTCACCCCCAGCCAGTTAGCTGCCTCTGCATAACCGCCAGGCAGACCGGTGATGATTTTTCGGGCGGCACTAATCACCCATTCAGGCTGTTTCTCTGCCTGCCAATCTGGCGCTTTTTGCTGTGACACAGTTGTACTCCTCGAGCTGTGGTTACATCGTGCTGACCTTTAGGTCATACTTCCTACATCAGGTGTTAGGCGGCTTTCTCTTTCAGAACAGCAAACACCAATACTTCTTTTAAAACAGGCTCAATGCCTGAAAATTTACGGGTAGCTTTCTCAATTCTCTCGGCCATATCGGGAGAGGCTCGTCGATTGCTATAAGCGATCTGGTCCAGGTACCCGGTAGAGGTTCGAGAGAGCTGAGCAAGACTTTTCCAGTCGGCTTTTGAAGCTGACTGCCTCCAGCGGAGTAAATCGTTACTCATTAAAATTTACCTTCGTGGTTAAAGATAAAGTGAGTTTATCTTTGTGATAAATTTTATGCAAGACGAATTTATCATTGCGCATATTTATCATTTTGCTAATAGATGGGAACATCTAGGAATGGAAACTAAAGATATACGCCGCAATAACTTGCGCGCCCTGATGGACAGCTACGTTCAGGCAGGTAAAACGAAGGCTGAGTTTGCTGAGATGGCGGGGTTACCACCAGCACAGCTAAGCCAGCTAACAAGCAGAACACCGGCACGCAATGTCGGTGATATCGTTGCGCGTAGAATAGAGAAAAGTTTGTCATTACGTCATGGGTGGCTAGACGTGCCGCATGATGCTACAGAGACACCACACAACAAAGAATCAGGGCAGGTACCCTCTCCGACTAATAATTACAGCTTAAATACTGTCGGAAACAATTATACTGATCATCCATACAGGATAGAGCTGTTGGATTCGGTACATAGTTGTGGGAGCGGCCATATGAATAATGATTATCCTGATATAGTTCAGTCCATTGAGATTGATCCTGAGTATGCAAAGAGGATGTTTGGCGGCAGGCCAGCTGAATCATTGAAGATATCAACTGCATCAGGTGACAGTATGAAAGGGACTATATCGCCAGGGGAACTGGTTGTTATCGATGTTACGGTCCATTCCTTCAAAAGTGATGGGATTTATGCGTTTACATACGGCTCTGCATCTCATATCAAAAGACTACAGATGGTCAAAGATAAGCTGGTAGTTATCAGCGATAACACCTCTTACGAAAAATGGGAAATTGATCGCAGCAATGAAGATCAGTTCCGCATAGAGGGTTTTATCGTGGGCAAATGGCTTATGGAATATTCCCGCTTAGGGTAAAGCGTTCTTCTCCACCTATCCTCCACATCAAAAATGCCAGCTTTTAGCTGGTTTTTTTTCGTCTGTGCAAATAATGATAAATTAATTTATCATTAAATATCAGAAAGTTAATCTCAAACCCTCTCCAATCAGCTATTTATTTATCATTTTGGTATTTACCATTATTTATCTTTGAGATAAATTAGCTCTCATCAACACCGCAACGCCACCAGCAAACCACCGCCACAAACGTTACGGAACCGGCAGGAAGCCAACAGGTACACGCATCAGGTGAGCGACGTAATCACCCACAGACCCCGAGAGGGACCGACCTGTACGTTCTTTAGGGAAAGAGTGGATTTACCCTGCCGCTGCCAGTTTGGGGCGGTAGGAATAAAACCACTACCAACTAACCAAGGGGTTAAAAATGGAACAGAGAGAGATCAAAATTGTTGCTGAAGGGGTTTCTAACGAGGATGTGCTCAAATGGATGCAAAAGAAAGTGAGTGCGTCAAGAAATCTGCAAGTAGCGCTTGCAGAGCGTAAGAACTTGCAGCAAGCGCTTGTTGAGGTGGAAAAGCAAATAACGCTACTTACCAACGAGGCGTCTGTGGAAGTTTGTCAATCAAGTTAGGCTCCCATTCTTCATCAAGAATCGTGGGATAAACCTGTTTAGTGCTCCGTGCTCCAAAGTAGGCAATCATTTTTTGTGCAGGCTCATATTCAGCAATCGCGCGTATCTCCTCTTGGAGTGCAAGAATTGCGTCCTGGAGTGAGAGATTACGAATCTCACTTAACGGCCACTTGTATTTTTGAAGAAGTAAATGTTCAAGTGCAGCGCGTCCTTTTAATGGGCTTCCAATCGTTGCGTAAGTGTTTCGATGTTTTTCTAAAACACACTCAAGAGTAAATATAAGTGCAGCCCTATTTTGTACTTGCGCATAATCGGGCTGCTGAATAGCGCCGCTTAAAGCCACGTCTCTTACTTCACCGACTTTTTGCAAAACGAGTTGGTAAAAATCTTCACTGATTACCGTCATTTTTATTCCCTTCTTGGCTGTGTGAGAACTCCCAAGATACCACTGCCGCCTGAGGTGGTGAAGTAAACAGGCACACATTAAAAAGCCCCGGCTATAGACGCCCATCTTTGCCGGGGCATGACCAGTAGAACGGAGATTCAACATGATCAACCACAATGCTAACACAATCGTTGTAGACGTTATGCGCGTCGCTCCATCCGTGCAGGCCGTTCGCCTTACTTTCTTTGCCCGGCTGCGGAAAATGCTCTGCCAGAAAGGCAACCCGCTTTAATAGTTTTGCTGTGTGTAGTCTTTGGCGGCCAGACCGAACTTCAACCCATGAGGAGTGAAGATAATGTTCATAGGCTGGTCGCCCTTTTTCATAGAGAAAAGAACTTAGGCATCTACTAACCGTGGAGGGCGTCACCCGGCCTGAGTTCTTCTCTGTATGTGACGAGGAGAAATATCATGTCTGAAAATAAATGTACCCCCTTTAGCCAGCAGTTGGCTTATATCAACAAAGGCACTTTAGACCAGGAGCTTACCGAAGCGCTGGCAGAGGTTATTAAAATGGTTCGCGAAACTGGTAAGAAAGGCGCTGTGACTCTGACGCTTAATTGCCAGATGCTTAATACCCGCGACGAAAACACAATGAAAATCACCCCGAACGTCAAGAAATAAATTCCTGAACTTGATCGGGCTGACACCATTATGTTCTCAACCGCTGACGGCGATTTAATGCGTGATGATCCTTCGCAAGTACAAATGGATTTAACGGTAATTAATACCGGCCCTGCCGCAGCCCCCATCAAGCTGCAATCCCACGGCTAATTAGTTTCTCCCATCAATATATTATTCAAGGAAAATATCATGCAAGATATTGCAAACAACACTGTGCGTGAAATTCAGGAATTATCTATCACCGCACACACCCCGAAAACCGATATTCCCTGTGCCGTAGTCCCGCGCAGCCACAATGTAGAGTCGCTCGAACATTATCAATTGCAACCGGCGCTTATACGCCAAGCGGTAAATTTAATTTCTGCTTCCTCATTAATTGCTTACGTTAAAAAGTTCGCCGATCCGCGTACCGCCATTTTCGCCGATAAATCGGTAACCCGTATCGAAGCCGTTCTGGATTACCACTCGGCCCCAACGTCCGCGGAGTGGGCTAACCACCGCGCTGTCTATGATTGTCCATATTCTGATGAATGGAAGGAATGGGCAGCGCGAGACAAAAAAGCTATGGATCAGACCGACTTCGCCGAGTTTCTCGAAAACCACATCAAGGATATCGCCCCAGTAAGCGATGACTATAAAGGCCCATCCGGCACGGCGCTGCTCGAAATGGTACTGGCTTTCCAAGAAACGCGAAAAGCTGAATTCAAGTCGGTGCGTCGCCTGCAGGACGGTACGTTCCAGATGTCCTACAGCGATGAAAAATCAGGAAGCGGCAATACCTCCCTCCCGGAAAAAATCAGCCTGGCCATCGCACCATTCCACAACGGCGCACCATACCAAGTTGAGGCCCGTATCCGCTATCGTCTGCGCGATGGCGGTTTGGCGCTTTGGTACGAGCTGATTGAACCGAAAAAAATCGTTGAGCACGCCTTCACTGAGATCGTAGTTGACCTAGAAAACCAGCTCGAAACCGTCCCGGTATATGAAGGCTCAATTAAATAAAGTGCAGCCTTATGCGCCGCCGTGTGTGGCGCATAGTGAAGCACTTTCACCCCTCAGAATGGAACGATAAATTATGGCAACTTTAAGTCAGCGCTATGCAGCGCGTGAAAGTATTGGCTCTGATATTTCCACACGCAAAACCTTCCTGGTGCCTCTAAATGAAATTTATGCAGAAGAAGGCTATAACGTTCGCGAATTAAACCAGGCGCACGTGGAAGAGTTTAGGGACGCATTTATTGCCGGTGAGTTTATTCCCCCTCTTGCTGTTGAGATAACAGAAGAAGGCGTGAAAGTTATCGACGGCCATCACCGTTACCACGGTGCGTTATTAGCGACTGCTGCCGGTCACGAAGTTGCACGTCTTGAATGTAAGGATTTCGTCGGTACCGAGGCGGATAAAATCGCCTTCATGGTCACCAGTTCGCAAGGGCTGGCACTTTCCCCTATCGAACGGGGCGCAGCCTATCAACGTTTAGTTAGTCAGGGCTGGACCAACGCAGAGATCGCCAAGAAAGTTAAGCGGTCTGAGTCTGACATTCTTCAGCACCTTCAATTGCAGGAATGCACCCCCTACGTTAAAAGCCTTGTCCGTGCCGGTACAATGAATTATGCCCTGGCAATCAGCATCAACCGCGAGCACGGCGTTTATGCTGACAAAGAAGCCGCTAGATTAATGAAAAAGGCAGAGGACGCTGGTAAGACAAAAGTCACGAAGAGTATTGCGCAGCCTCAGTTCAGCGCCAAAAAGGCCCGCAGGATGCTGGAACTGCTCTTTGACGCCGTTCCCATTGTTAATGGTGATAGCGACATGCTTATGCTTTCCAAAGGCAGCAAAGACGAGGTGATGCAGATAATCAGTGATTATCGCAATGAAGCCCACCAGCAATGAGCGTCAATTTGAACAACGCGCCTTCGTGGATAACCGCTAAGGCGCTGGAAATATTAAATCAGTTCAGCGCCTGTCAAATATTCCCCCGAAAAACCCACGGTAAAAAATACTTCACCTTCCGGGTTAATAAGCGATGGCGATTACTTTCAAAAGACGACGGCCTGAGCTGGCAGTTGCTTACCCACAATGATTACAACTCAGTGATCGATACCTAATTGGAGAATGCCACATGTTTGGCCTGTTTCTTCTCGTTTGTTACACCTACCAGCCTTGCGACTACGAGCCGCAGGGCTGGGTATATCCAGACCGTTCGAATTGCCTTGCTGATATCCACCAGCAGGGATTACCGCCTCAGTTTGAGTGCTTGCCTGTTGATGACGTTATTTCTGCTCAACCTCTGGGGGAAAAATGAAAGGCATCGACTTATTTGCTGGTCTAGGTGGTTCATCTACAGGCGCTCGCATGGCCGGTGTTGATATTGTATGGGCGGGAAATCATTGGCAAAAGGCAGTTGAAATACATGCCATGAATCATCCTGGTGCTCAGCATGTTTGCCAAGATTTACACCAGGCTAATTGGGAGAAAGTACCCAAGCACGACATCATGTTTGCTTCACCTTGCTGTCAGGGACACAGCAAAGCGCGTGGGCGTAAAGCGGGAAACCCACAGCATGATGCTAGCCGATCAACTGCATGGGCTGTCGTGGCTGCGGCTGAGTTTCACACGCCGGAATTCGTAATTGTAGAGAATGTGAAAGAATTTCTGTTGTGGGCACTATACCCGGCGTGGTCATCCGCAATGCAGGCACTTGGATATTCACTGGCACCACATGTTGTGGACTGTGCCGACCTCGGAGTGCCCCAAAATAGGGAGCGCATGTTTATTGTCTGCACCCAAAGTAAGTTCCCACGGTTCCTCAACCTTCCAAAGATGCCCCATTCCCCAGCAAGCAGCTTTATAAGCTTTGATGCTGGCAAATGGCAACCGATAGAAAAGCCTGGCCGGGCTACTGCGACTCTAACCAGAGTCAAAAATGGTCGAGCGCAATTCGGTGAACGTTTTCTAATGCCCTACTACGGCAGTGGCAGCGGTCTTACCGGGCGTTGCCTGAGCCGCCCGATCGGCACAATAACTACGCGCGATCGGTGGGCGGTAGTTGATGGCAACCAGATGCGCATGATCAACGACAAAGAAGTGATGGCGGGTATGTCATTCCCTACCAACTACATCAAACCGCCATCGCATAAATTATGTGTTCACATGGCTGGTAATGCGGTGCCACCAGAGGCGATGTATCAGATGGTTAAAGCACTGAAGGAGCAAGCGTAATGGACAATAAGCTGAGCGAACTGAGCAAGCCGGTTGATATTTGCAACTGGAAAATGGATTCGTGGCGAGCAGCACCTTGCAACGGCACTGAATGGGCTAAAGGATATTTCGAGGGCTGGAATAAATACCATCAAAAGGTTGAGGGACTTGCGCCCCTCTACTCGCAAGAGTACGTATCCGCCCTGCTGGCAGAGCTGGAAGCGAAGGATAAGCGCATGGCCGAGCTGGAAGAGGAATTCGCATTCATCATGGGGCAGAACGACGGAATGGAGAAGGAACTGCGCGACAAAGATGCACGCATTGAACACCTGGCTAACCGGGAGGCGCAGCCGGTGGGGTATATCGCAGAGGTAAGCGGCAATAGAGTTGGCGTCCTCCGAGGGCTACCAATGCCAGATGTAGGCTCATTGATCTACACCGCCCCGCCAGCGCCAACGCCAGCGCCAGCAGTACAAAGCGTAGTTGACTGGCGGCTAGATGAATCAACGGGCGCTAAAATTCTCATGTACAAGGACTGCAGCGTTATCGAAGACCAGCAAGCTGAGTATGTGCTTTCGCTTATTCGTTCTGCGACAGCCGCCCCGGATACTGTAGATATTTTTGCTGACCAAGTGATCGGTACTAAGACCAAAATAATTCACATGCCCGCACCTTTAAATGTTCCGCAAGAAGGTATCCGCGTTTATTTGAACGCTGACGAATTATTTATGCAGCTTGAGAATCAAGGTTATATCGTGGAGGTATCCAATGAATAAAAAAAGTGAAGGTGCAGAGCTGGATTTACTAACCCCTGAAGAGGTTTGTAAATTGATTGGAGGGGTTACTACAAAAACGTTGAGGGCATGGAATATTACTCATCGCCATCGGCAAATTTTGGCCCCCATTCGGTTTACACATAAGGTAGTCCGTTATGAGCGCCAAAACGTTTTGGCTTTTATTGCAAAATGCAAAAGCGCATATTAATGGCGTTTCTTTCTTATCAATGCTACCTGCGCGAGTATGCTGGTCTCATGGGCTTCAAACGCCTGTCGCTTTAATGCCATTTCTTCGTTTAAAATCTCATCCGAGAAATCATAGAATTCCCCCATCGGGTCTGATTCCTTGTCAGAGTGATGCATGCAAAGAATGCTAATTTCTTTCGAGTCACTGCGAGAATGCCCCTTGTTACGCATCGTAGCAATGATATTGCTCTTGAGGAATTTACGGCACATTGTATTAAATGCACCTTCCTTTCCCTTCACAGTGCCATCGTGCCTAACACCTTTCACGGCGTTCTCTGGGCTGTATGTTTTGATAAGCTTGTCCAGAGAACGTTTGGCGAATGGTTTTGCCGGGTCACGCGGCTGAAGGAATACATACTCCTTATTGCACTCTTCTACCGAATCTCGCCATTTCTTCTGTTCCTCCAGAATTTGTCTGATGCCAGGCGTGATCGGGAGGCGAAATTCCTTCTGCGTTTTCATCGCCCCTCGCATACCAAGCACACCGGCTGGATAGACAATCTCACCTACAATTTCGTTTATAAAACTCCATCGCAAATTACTCACATTGATCGGACGTACCCCCGTTAGAATCATGTACCGCATAGCGTTTTTTTGATGCACTGAGCTGGCTGCAGCTATGTTCAACCATAGACCGGCGATCGATTCAATATCGGTATAAAGACGGGTCGGCGTAGGCTTCTGTACACGTGAAGATATATAGTCGCTTGGCAGACTTGCGGCTACATTGCGGCCATTACAGTAACGCGGCGCACCAAATTTCCAGAAGCGTCGTAGTTCTGCTGATAACTCTAGAGCCTGGTTGTTGGATTTTGTTTCAATCCAGAGGTCGAGAACCTCAAGCAGCCGGTTGTATGTTATATCGCTGAAAACCTCACGTTCACCAAAAGCGGCGGCGATCTGCTTTGTCCTGGTGCAGTAAGTTTTATAACTATCCTCACCCAGTTTTTGACGCTCAACCTTCGCCTGCAAATCCCCTTCATACTCTTTGATGGCCATCTGAACTGACTCAGCTTTCAAGCCATTATCCGCAATATCCTTCGCCTTCTCTCTCGCAATCTGAATAGCCATTTCTGGCCACTCACCTAGCTTTTTACCCTTCAATCCCATCTTCTTTGGGAACTCAGCATAGAACGTAACCTTGCCTGCTTTACTAAAATCTATACGGAGATAGTTGTCCTTTTCGTACTTCGAGCGTCGAGCCTGTCCTACCTGCGCTAAAATGATTTTGGCGGCAGTAACACAGATTCTTATGTGTGAGCTTGCGTATGGTGGTTTGCAGTCCTCCCAACGCGCCGATGCGGCTAAGAACTCATCATTATTGGGGTTATCCTGCATCTGTGTTACAGTGCGCGGCATTGATATTTCCTTGTATCAGAGGCCACCAGCATGATGCTCACACATGAGGATATATCTGGAGGCTAAAAAGGGCATGTGTTGCCATTCTGTGTTGCTGAACATGGTTTTTCAATGTTTGAAACACTGTATAAATATACACATAGTGCGGAATGGTGCGCAATATGAAATGCAGATAACTGCATGATTTAAATAGAATAAAAGTGTAAGTGATTGATATGGCTTTACTAATTACAAAGCGGTGTATCAACTGCGACATGTGCGAGCCGGAATGCCCCAATCAGGCGATTTCGATGGGTGATGATATCTACCAGATTGATACCGATCGCTGCACCGAATGTGTCGGTCATTACGATACGCCCACCTGCCAGCAGGTGTGCCCCATCGACAATACCATTGTCGTTAACCCTCAGCACCGCGAAACCAACGAACAGCTGTGGGACAAGTTTGTGGTGCTGCACCACGCCGAGCAGCTGTAA